GTAGAGTATTAAAGGAGAAAAAATATGCACACAAAAGTTTTTACAATTAATGGTAATTTTTATGAAGCTGAGGGCGGTATTGATGATATCCTCAGAAAATTTAAGCTAAACGGAACAACTGGATTATATATCTATGGGTTAGCAATGCGGAATTTACAAACAGTTCCTCATCGTGTCATTATTCCGCTTTCCGCAGTTGAAAGCATTATGGAGTTTGAAGATGACGAATAATAGATTAAAAAATATCAGTACATCAGAATTACTTAATGAACTGATTGAACGTAACGCATTATTTCGTGTAGATTGTGGGCTTTATCGGAATTGGGAGTTGAAGGGAAAATATCAATTTAGCGATATTAAATTACCTAGCGCATATCCTATTTATGTAGGAAATTCAATTATTGACCGCATGATTAAATGGGAGTGTGAGCATTGACGAGTGAACATAAAATTCAAAACGATATCCGGGTTGCTCTGTCAAAACATCAATGCACAGTGTTCAGAGTAAACGTGGGCTCGGTCAAGACACCAGACGGAAGATTTTTTTCAGCTGGTGTACCTAGTGGCCATCCAGATTTATATGGATTTCGTTGGTCAGATCATCAAGTATTTTACATTGAAGTGAAGAATGAAAAAGGCAACCCAAGAGCGGATCAAATTAAATTTCATGAGATGCTAACAAAGCGAGAAATTATTCATGGAATCGCTAGGTCTGCTGGGGATGCAATAAAGATCGTTGAGAAAGGATTGATTGGCTATGGCTTTTAGTATCATCTCTAATGCTATCTTTTCCTTATTATGGCTGCGGTTAATTAGATATATCCAACGCGATTATCAGGAAACCCAAAGTCGAGGATTGCTAGTTGCAGAAATTATTGTGGTATTAATTTGCTTTACAATTAGCATCTTGTGGATAAGGAGCACGCTATGAAACAATACGCGGAGGTTGTAAATGATTAATTATAAGTGTTTCGGAAAAGTTGGTCCTTGTTTGTTTGTTATTGATGGCATAGGCAAAGATGGTGAAGCATATTATCTTAACGTCAATGTAAAGCGACGGGCTTATTCCAAGATTAAACGTGTTCGTAAGCGCCAAATAAAGAAGGCAAAGTTTATGATGTATCGCCATGCTCACATTGTATGGCACAAACGAGCTAGAAAGCCAAAGAGGTGGAAGAGTAATGACTAAAGAAGAATTCGGTAAAAAGCTTGCTGAATTACGCAAGAAGCAAGCTGAACTAGACAAAGTTTATTATGACGAATCAGATCCGTGTGCATTTGATGGTGGCTGTATTATGGAGCTTCACCAATTGGCTGATGAGGCTTTAGCTTTAGCCTCAGGGCAAATTCTTAATGAAGGTGATATCTAATGCTACACAAATACAGAAAGTCACCGATTGTCGAAGCCGAACAGTTTGATGGGTCAGATGAAATGATTGAAAGGTATTCAGTGCATGTATTTAATCCTAATTTAGTTAAAAATATCTTCTTTATAGGTATGAACGTTCTAGCTATTGGTGATTGGATTGTTAAGGATGAATATGGGAATTATCAAGTGGTAGCTGATGATATATTCCGCAAAAGTTACGAGAGGTGTGAATAGATGAAAGTGACCTGGGGTAAATGGAGTGCAGATGCTTATCCAGTGGAGCCATTTGTTTATGAAGTGGTAGCTAATGGTAAGAAAGAATTTTATCAAGCAGCATGGGATGCCTTTAGATCTGATTTGCATATGAAAAATGCGACAGCAAAAATTATTAAAATACCGGTTACTCCAATGAGTGATTATGAGATTGAGACAGAGCGACTTTATTTTGAATTAGGAGATTTGAGAGACTATCCGCATGTAGAAGAATTTAAGAACGATAAGCCAAAAGCAACTAAGCCAAAGCCCAAAATTACATTTAGCGAAATGATGGATATCTTGTCAATAGTGGCTTGGATAATTTGTATGTCTATATTATTAATCACATCAATTTTAACCGGGAGGTAATTAAGATGACATTTGAAGAAGCATTAAAGCATGAAGAAAATAATATGCCAGTCTTTTATAATGGCCGAAAGTATTATGTAATTGGTCATAACGAATTGACGGAGCAGTTTACAATTCGCGAGCTTAGTGGCAACCCATACTTTACTGTTCCAGTTGATGCTCAACCGGAGGAACTATCATGATTTTATTAGCAATCTTATTACTCACGGTCTTTTTATTCGGTTTCCTTCTTGGTAAGAAAAATCCATAACAAAAAGGACCCACCATGTATGATGCGTCCTCGCTTGAAAATATTAACCTTACATATTATATCAGATAGCGGGGGTACAGCATGCAAACAAATTTGAACTTAGATATAGATTGTTTGAAAACTGCACGGAAGGTTACTGAGTTTCTTGAAAAGAAGCTGGATCGCTATCTAGCTTTATCCGGGAAACAACGATTTGATTTGAAGTCACCTGGAATGGACGGAATGCCAAAAGCGCCTAGTCATGGTAACGGGAGCGAAAACCGAATGCTAAATATTTGGCTGGCAGAAGAAGTAGTAGATTGTGTGGGCTGTGCAATGCGTAACATGACAAAGGAATCGCAACGAATATTGTTAAGTCGTTATTCGGATCAAATGCTGACATATAACATTGCCAGAGAATTAAGTATTAGTTCATCAACATACAGCCGAAAACAAGAGAAAGCATTGTGTGAATTTGCTGATCGTTTTGAATTTCAATTAGTTAAGCATGGTATTCATACTGAAATAGACGACTTACATGTTTATCCAGATGAGGAATGATAAATTGATGGGCAATTGTTGAATGAGCAATCCTTGATAAAAATGTGATAATGATATTGTCGAATGATTCGATATTCATATAAATGATCTCCCGAAAAGAAGTCTAGCTATTGTGGCTAGGCTTTTGTATTATGTTTAATTGGAGTGATTATATATGAATAAACTAATAAATAAATTTAAACCCGATGTATCATTATTGTCTTTTTTATTTGGTTCAGGAGTGTTAATTTCAATGTATAAATCCATAAGAAATAAGTTATTAAAAAGAAACCTAACTTCTGAAGACGCTAATCGAATAAATGAGAATTTAAGTGATTTTGTTGAAGCAATATATGGATATTTTGATGGCAAACCAAAGAAAGGGTTTGAAGGACTCTCAACTATAGAGGGAGTTGGATGTAAGTTAGAAAATATTTTTGAACCAAAGGATGATAGAAAGTACCCATATTTTGATATTGCAAAAGAAAAAATAATTACTAATACTCTTCTTCCCGAAAGATCATATATTGGTAATTATATTGAAGCTATTATTAAAGATACTGAATTCTTTAGAGATAAGCATGTTGTTCCAATGCAGTTTAATAAAAATGATAAAATAACAAGCACGATAACTGATAGTAATGGCAATGATATAAGTTATTTGTTTAAGAATATTGGTAGTGGAAGCATAGGGAATAGCAATAGGGATATTCAAAATAAAAGAGAAGATGGGACGGAGACAGTTAATGAATATGCGGAAGAACTAAGAATAAATATTAAAAAACTAAAAAAATTAATTAAAAGATATTTGGATAAACATAGACAATAATATTAAGCGAGGTGAGTAACATTACTCAAAAATTAACACAGAAACAACAACGATTTGTCGATGAGTACATTATTTCGGGTAATGCTACTCAGGCGGCGATCAAAGCTGGATATTCTAAGAAGACAGCTGCAGTTACAGCAACCGAAAACCTAAGAAAACCTAATATTAAAGCTGCTATCGAAAAACGCAACGAAGAAATCAAGTCCGAAAAGACTGCAGACATGACAGAGGTGATGGAATATCTTACTTCGGTTATGCGTGGCGAGCAAACAGAATCGGTTGCTACTGCTAAGGGCGTTTACGATGACGTGGAAGTATCAGCAAAAGATCGTATTAAAGCGGCTGAATTAATCGGTAAGCGTCACGGCGCTTGGACTGATAAAAGGGTTATTTCTGGTGATGTTCAGATTGATGTGGGAATGGGGGATTATGATGACGAAGAGTGAAGAACACTGGAGAAAAATCAAAGATCATCCTCATTACTTGGTTAGCAATAAAGGTAATGTTTACAGTGAGTATAAAGGCGGCTTGCTTAAACAGATGAAAGATGCTTATGGATATTCTAAGGTTAATTTAAACCGCCGCTCCAAGAAGGTGCATCGTTTAGTAGCGGAAGCTTTTATCCCAAACCCAGACAAATTGCTTGAAGTTAATCATAAAGACGAAGATAAAAATAATAACCAGGTGGATAACTTGGAATGGTGTACTAGCAAGTACAACATGAATTATGGCGACGTGGAGAAAAGGTCAATTCTTTCACAACAAAGCCATAGCACTTGGAAAATTTATCAATATGATTTAAACGGTAATTTGGTAAAAGTATGGAATTCAGCGAGAGAAGCCGACAGACATGGATTCAACCGTAGAAGTGTGTATCGCTGTTGTGATGGGGAAATAAAATCTTTCAAAGGATACATATGGTCAAGACAAAAGAAGGTGATAGCATGCCAAACATCAAATTAAATTTTCCAAAACCGGCTAAAGTATTCAATAAGCAAATTTATGATAACTTATTTGACTATAGCCATTTTGTTGAGGTTTGGTACTGACTACGGTGGAGCAAGTTCTGGTAAATCGCATGGAGTGGTGCAGAAAGTTGTACTTAAATCACTTCAACACTGGAAACATCCCCGTAAAGTGCTATGGCTTCGGAAAGTTGATCGAACAATTCAAGAATCAATCTTTGCTGATGTGATTGATTGTCTATCTAACTGGCAACTCCTACCTCTGTGTAGGGTTAATAAATCAAACCGTACTATTCATTTACCGAATGGTGCGGTTTTTCTATTTAAAGGGATGGATGATCCGGAAAAGATTAAATCAATTAAAGGATTGTCTGATATTGTCATGGAGGAAGCGTCTGAGTTTAATCAAGATGATTTTACACAACTTACTCTTCGTCTACGTGAACCTAAGCATAAGAAACGGCAATTGTTCTGTATGTTTAATCCAGTTAGCAAATTGAACTGGACTTACAAGCAATGGTTTGATCCGAAAGCAAAGGTTAATTCGGAACGAGTATTAATTCATCAATCAACTTACAAGGATAATCACTTCTTGGACGCTGATAACATTGCAACGATTGAGAACTTAAAACAGACCAACCCAGCCTACTATAAAATCTATACGCTAGGCGAGTTTGCCACATTGGATAAGCTGGTCTTTCCAACCTTTACTAAACGTCGATTACATCCGGAGGAACCACAACTCCGTGACTTGCCCGATTTGTTTGGCTTGGACTTTGGCTATAGTAATGATCCCTCTGCCTTTACTCATTCCAAGATTGATATGAAAAATAAACGTTTCTATGTTCTGGAAGAGTATGTCAAAAAAGGAATGCTCAATAATGAAATAGCCAATGTAATTAAAGAAATGGGTTATAC